ACAAATAAAAAATTATCCTGTGCAAGGTTTTGCTACAGCTGATATTGTACCACTTGCTTGTATTAATATTTATAATCTTATGAAAGATAAGAAGGTAAAAAGTTTACTTGTAAACACAGTTCACGATTCAATAGTTGCTGATGTTTATCCTGGAGAAGAAGATGTGATGAGTAAAATATTTAAACAGGGCACTGCAGATGTAATACCTGCACTTAAAAAATATTATAATATAGATTTTAATGTTCCGCTTGACACTGACCTTAAAATCGGTTATGATTGGTTAAATATGAAGGAGGTCTATAATGACTAAACTAACTAAACACGAAAAAAAAGCACTAGCAGTTGTTTTATCTGCTGGTTATAGTGCTTACAAAGATAACAAACAAGATGTATCTGATATATTTTTAAAAAAATATGATACACCACATGGACTTACTCTTGGTATGTCTTATAGTAGGGCACTAGATAAACTTGGTCTTCACACTTTTTGGCAAGAACAGACAGAGTTTATTAATAAACACAAATTAGATGAAGTTGATCTAATTAAAAAAGAACTAAGGGAGATGATAGGAAAATGAGCCAAGAAATAGATGCACTAGATACTCTTGATGATTATTCTGATGAAGAATATTCTGCATACTTAGAGTATAAAGATCTAAAAGATAGATGTATGATAGATCCAACTACACTATACATCGACAATAATCATGAGTTCTTTTCAGAGTGGAAATACTTTGCTGAGACAGATGGTTTAGAAATAAAAATAGTAAAAGGAGAAACTAGAATATGTTAGCTAAATTATTTACATACCTATGTGGGTGTGCGACATTATGCGTTATATTTTTAATGATATATTTGACATTAAGTTTATTTTTTTATTGATTTTTTTTCAAAATATGATATACAATAAAAATAAAATAGGAGGACAATATGTCTGATAATAACTTAGTAAACATAAAAGGAATGTCTGATGAGCAGATAATGCAAGTCATCGGACAAGACGATGGATCTAACATGGGTACAAATATACCTAGGTTAGCGATCAATCGCACACCAGAAGATGACGATGGTAATCAATTACCTGTAGGTCACTTCTATACATACGATCAGAATGTTGGTCAAAATGTTTTTGGTAAACCAGTTACATTTAGACCTTTCATAAGTGCGATGCAATACATGCACTATGATGCGGACAAAGGTGAGTATGTAAATAGATCTATTATATTTAAAAGTTGGAAAGAAGAAGCCATAGATATACTCGGTGGTACAAGATGTGGTAAGATCCCTTTTAAAGATAGATCAACACTGACTCCAGAGGAGTTAGAGAGGCAGAGAACTATTAGATGTTACAAACTTGTTTATGGTTTGCTATCATTTAATAATGGTAAAACTGCGCAAGGTAATGCACACAATGTAGAAAATCTACCTATACTCTATAGAGTAACTGGTACTGCTTTCTCCCCTGTAAGTGCGGCACTTGATCAGTTGAAAAAAAGAAAGAAACTTATGTTTAATTGTACTTTTACATTAAACACTAAGCGACAGAAAAAAGGCGGTAATGTATTTTATGTACCAGAAATACAGGTTAATGCAGAGGAAAACTTACAGTTATCTGATATGGATATGGAAACTTTAAAAGTATTTCAAGACTCTATAAACGAGGAAAACGATGAAGTAATAGCTGCATATAACAAAGCTAAAAGTAGTAAGTTAAATGGTAAAGATAAAATTGATGCGGAGGTAGTTGAGGAAGTTAATGATACTGCACCAGAGAAAATATTATCTACATAATGAATAATATACTACTAAAAGTTCAACGATATCTTGACACTGTATCTAAGTCTCCTGTAAAGCTAGATAGTAAGTTGGTTCAAGAGTTTGGTGAGGCATGTAAAAGTGCCTTACTAAAACAATTTGAAGATGAAAGACGGGATAAGTTTGAACCTAGAATGTCTAATATAGGTAGACCTCTTTGCCAATTACAGATGGAGGCTAAGGGTATAAAGGGTGAAGGGCAACCTTATAATGTTAAAATGAGAAATACATTTGGTGATATAATAGAAGCATTAGCTATATTGATTATGAAATCTGCAGGTGTTGATATAAAGAATGAACAAAAAAAAGTAATTTATAAATTTAATGGAGATAAAATTGAAGGTAGACAAGACGTTGAGATTGATGGAAAAGTTTGGGATATTAAAAGTGCATCACCATATTCATTTGAAAAAAAGTTTGGAGAGGCAGGTGGATTTGAAGAAGTTATTAGAGAAGATTCATTTGGCTATGCGTCACAGGGTTTTTTATATGGAGAAAGCCAACAAAAAGATTTTGGCGGTTGGATAGCTATAAATAAATCTACAGGTGAATGGACAGTTTGTGAAACACCTGCATCTGTAGAGCAACATAAGAAAGCAGCTTTAACATCTGCTAAAAAAAATTATAAAGCATTAAAAGAAAATAAACCTTTTAAAAAATGTTATGATGATGTTGCGGAAACTTTTAGAAGTAAACCTACTGGTAACAGGGTTTTAGGTTTTGTATGTTCTTATTGTCCATACAAATTACCTTGTTGGGGTAAAGATAAATTACAATTATTACCTCAGCAACAATCAAAAGGTAAGAATCCTAAGTGGGTTTGGTATACAGAAGTCAATAATCCTAAAAAGGATGAGGCTATGGAGGCAGGTGGTTAGTAGTTTGAGGGGTCTACTTGCCACCAACTCTTTATTATGTTATACTTTGTAGTATTTAAAAATAAAAAAGATAAAGACTACAAATTGTTTACTAACGTAATATTTGATAAAGAAGATGAAGCTAATGAGTTTGGTAGAAAAAGTATGAAAAGAAATTATGAACATAAAGTTTTAGAATATAACAAAGAAAACCATGATAGGTATTGGATATGAAAAAATCAGATAAAATAAATTATATTAATTCAGTTAAGGTAATTGTTTCACCTTGGCAAAAAGGTTTTAATTGTAGCATTATGATGGATAGTAATTCAAAAATGTCTACAGAACAATATGAATTATGTTCTACAATAGCTAGAGGCATGATAAAAATGGCAACCACTGATCCCCACTCAACTTTTTTATGGGGTCTACGTGGCTATGCTGAAGACAAGAAAAAAAATAAACAAGATCTAACAGCTAGTTCTATTGCAGAATTTGATGATGAATCTAATGTTATTGATTTTCTTGAATATTTAAAAATGAAACGTGATAAGGAGTTAAACTAATGGCAACGCACTTAGTTATAGGTGACCCTCATTGTACACCTAAAGCAAACAATGATAGATTTCTGTGGGCAGGTAGATTAGCAGCAGATTATAAAGTTTCCCATGTGGTATGTATGGGTGACTTTTGTAGTATGGATTCTTTATCCTCTTATGATAGAGGTAAAAAATCTTTTGAAGGTAGAAGATATCAGAAAGATATGGAACATTCACATGAAGCATTATCTTTATTTAATAAAGGATTAGGTAATCATAAACCTAAAAAGATTATGATTCATGGTAATCATGAAGATAGGATTGATAGATTTGTAGAAGATAATCCAGAGTTAGAAGGATCTATAAGTATAGATGATCTACGATTCAAAAAATATGGTTGGCAAGAAGTTAGATATAAATCTATAAAAGTTGTAGATGGTGTGCATTATTCTCATCATTTACCATCTGGTATTATGGGATCTGCTATATCTGGTGAAAATATTGCTAGAAGTATATTGACAAAGCATAAGGTTTCTGCTACAGTAGGTCATAGTCATCTATTAGATTATGCAGTATCAACATTACCTAATGGTAAAAAGTTACATGCTTTATCTGCAGGATGCTATTTAAATCATGCAGAACATTTTGCTAGAGATACTCAGCATATGTGGTGGAGTGGTTTAATTATTAAACGAGAAGTTAAAGATGGTAATTATAATATGGAGTTAATTGATATAAAAACTGTTAGGAGGGAATATGGTAAAAGATAAACGTACATATACTCATAAAAAAGATCATGGACAAGATATGTCATATGAGAATGAAATAACATATGATAATGTTAATGCACCACAGCACTATCTACATGGTAAAAAAGAAACCATAGATGTTATTAGTGATTGTATGACAGGTGATGAGTTTCATGGGTATCTCAAAGGTAATATATTAAAATATGTTGCTAGATATAAATTTAAAGGAGAGCCATTAGAAGATCTACATAAGGCTCAGTGGTACTTAAATAGATTAGTAAAGGAGGTTAGTAATGGGTCAAGTTAAGAAAGCAGTAATGGAAGTAGAAGATTTTGTATCTAATTGTATAGTTAAGAATAGAACTTTAAACCAAACAATACGAGATGCAAGAGAGTCGGAAGAAGCAAAAAGTAATCCCTATCTAGATGATGAGGATTTAATTGAAAACAAATACTATAAACTAAAAGGAGCAGAGTAATGAGTAGAGATATAATAGATGCCTTAAAAAAGAAATATGAGGCAGAAGTAGAGATAGCAAAAGCTACAATAAAAATATATCTAGATAAGCCTGTTGGTATAGGAGAACATCCACAGTTTGCTGAAGAGATAGATAAACAACTAGATGCAATATCATGTGCTAATGATAAGATAAAAGTAATAGATACACATTTTCCAAATGAGGATGATATACCATTTTAATAAATGAGATGTTTCTATTGTAATGCGGAAGTAAGATGGAATAATGATTATGATACTGAAGATACTTATCCAGAGTCAAAACATAATATTGTAAGTATGTATAATTGTGATGAGTGTGATACTTGGTATGAAGTATTTCACCAAAAGAAAAAAAATGAGGACAAAAATGACAGAAGAAAAGAAAGAAACACAAAAACCTACCCCTAGAATGTATCATATAGATTCTGAGAAACTAATGGATATTATGCGATACTTGATGACAAGACCTTATGGTGAGGTTGTTAAACTGATGAACTCTCTATCTACACTTACACCTGTAAATACAGATGGAGGGAAAGATGTCGGAAAAAAATAAAACTAATCAATACACTGGTCTATTGTTTGAACTAAAGATAGGTTTAAATGAGAAGAATAGTATAGTTATTGATTATGGTGGTAAGCCTGTAGGTAAAATAAGAGAAGCATTAAAGGGCTTACCATATCATGGTAATCTATGTGCCGCTATAATAAATCATGCTAATTCTATTGGGAGAAAGTTAGAAGATGATATCAAACAACTTATACAAAAAATTTAGAAAGATGTTTTGGCATAATAGAATTATAGATTTTGTTGAGAGATGTACTTCTAAATTTAATAGTTATCTCTGGACAAAAAGATGGGGTGATAGATCATTGTATCAATCAGACCAAAAAAAAAGACACCTAGAGTAAAACTCTAAGTGTCTTGTTGTTGCCTGTGTGGGGGAGTCTTTATGGCTCCCCTTTTTTATTTTAGATTATTCATTTGAGATTTCATGGGTTTTCTAGTAGGTAAAATTAATTTACCTGTATCATCTCTTGGATTCATGAAATCTAAAACTCTAGTAATATAAACATCTTTTAAAAATTCTGTATAATCTTTTTTTTCAGCGTATTTATCTAAGTAATCAAAGTAATTTATAGTATCATCACCTCTTGCTATAGATTCTCTAAGTTGTTGAAAATTAGATCCTGTTTTCATAAGTTCTAAAAACCCTTTTATACTATCTTCTGGACTATCAAATACTCTAACTTTAGCTTTTTTATTTGGATCTTGGGATAGTATAAAATTTTCATTTCCCTGTGCTTGTATACCAAAAAAATTATTTGCTCTTTTGGGAGTATCAGCACCTTCAAAATTAAAATTTCCTGTTTCAGCTGTAGCTATTGTCATGATAAAATCTTCATCAAGTTTAGCTTCAAATGAGTCTGGGTTGTATTGAGATTGTACGTTTCTTATCTTCTTTAAGAAATCTCTATGTTTTCCATATTGGTCCATAGTTCCGTGTAATAATAATAAACTAACAATTCCAAGCACGAAGTGCTTTATTAATTCTTGAATTCGGATCATTAGCAGTTTTAGCAGAGGTTAATTTTTTTTTCATCCCCTTCATACGAGCACAGAAACTAGCACGTCTTTTATTACCAACTTTCTTACTAGGTCTTTTTAAATTAGCACCTGTCGTTCTTTTGAAATACTTACGACCTGCTTCATTTAATCCACCCGAGGGGTTTTGATATTTTTTTGCTACCATTATTTTTTCTTAACTGTCATCGCTGCTCTTCTAAACTGGGCGGCAGTGGGTGCACCTTTAGCACCCTTCTTTCTCATTTTACCACCACGTTTTCTTTTAGCATGGATGTTAGCGTATAGTCCTTTTCTCATTATGCTTTCTTTTTCTTTTTGTTTCTTAACATAGCAAAGTCTTTCTTAGTTAATTTACCATCTTTGTCCATGTCTAACTTTTTTCTGTTACCAGTAACTTTTTTCTTACCATTTTTATTTTTCATTGGTTTCATTTTTCCATACATCATTAGCTATATCTCCTATATTTAGCTGTTTTTTTTGCAATCCCTTTGGGTTGCTTCACATGTTGTTTGCCCTTTTTTGTTCCTTGCCGTTTTGCTCTTGTCGTTGCCGCATACTCCGCAGCGGATAGACTCTTGATAGCTTTCTCTGGCAAATATCGTTCCCCAGTTTCCGAAGACTTCTTGCCAGATTTCGTTCTCCATTTCTGTTTTCCCCATGCTTTCAAACTCCTTTGACTTTTTGCAAGTGCCATTATGTTTTTCTCCCTTTTCTTATACTCTCTTTGCCTTTCTTAAATATAGATGCCACCTGTGTTTTACCCATAACCTTTGCCCTTTGCTCACCAACAGTTAATATCTGTATCTTTCGTGCAAATGGTTTAGATATCTTTTTAACTTTCGCAACAGTCTTACGAGCATCAGCAGGAGTTGCAAACTTAATTCCAACAGTATCCTTAGGATTCTCATCTGTATAAAGTCTCCTGCCAGACCCTTTAGGTTTTTTACCTGTACCTACCTTAGGATCTCTTTTTTTTGCCATAAGATTTCATTTCTTTAATATGTTTTTCAATAACTTTACTCTGCTTCTTATGTAGAGCAGATGCTTTTTTTAGAGCCTTAGCTACTTTTTTTATTTTTTTTACCACTTAGAACTCCTTTTAACATTTTAGCTTGTCCTGCATGTAATTTAGATGCTTTATTTAAACCTCTAATTACTTTTTTTATTTTTGCTTTTGCTTTTTTCATTTTTCTTTTTTGCTTTTGATGGTAATAAACCTTTATTTACTGCACGAGCACGTTCACTAAATCCCAGTTTCTTACCTTTTTTTATTTTATCTTTAATTGTTGATATTTTTGCTACCATTGTATTTTTCTCGCCAATAGTTTTTTCTTTCAAGTAATCTAATTTTATATTCTAAGTTATCTATACCTAGAATTTTTCTAATAAATTTTAACATTACTTGTATCCACCACCAGCTGCCTTATATTTTTTGGCTAACATCTGGGCTTTTCTTGCTGACCATTGTCCAGGTTTTCCACCCTTTGAACTAGCCATGATCTGATTAAACATTCTTTTTCTCATACCAGGCTTTGTATAGTTCCCTGCTTTATTTACTGTCGACTTTTTCTTCGCCATTTTTCATCTCCTTATAATCATAGTCATAACTGCCTTCTTCGTTCTCGTCAGTTATCCATTTAGATGTGTCTTCCACAGACCATATTCTAGTATTAACTAATCTATGTATGAGAGGTTTGCTCGGATCAGCTGCCATAGATGGATCAAATATCCTTAACCTATTATTAGGTTGTATAGCATAATTACCATCATCTAATTCTATTACATGTCCACATTTATGTTGATCTGGTTTCTCTGCGTAACCAAAATCTAATTCGTTATAATCACCTGCACACCAATCTATTGTAAATAGATATGTGCCTTCTCTTTGCTTACGTCTTCTAGATGTGTATATCATCTTACATCCCTGTAACTGGTAAAATCTAGTAACACTTACATTATAACTAAATGAATCCCATAACATTAATTCATTTAGTGGTAATTCTTTTACACCAGGTTTCTTACAGAATGCAGATATAGGTGCTCTCCACCATATACCACCATCTGTCATCATATAATGAAACAAAGGTACTTGTTTTGGTATCGATGTGAAGCCAAATACAACACATTCGAAGTATTTATCATGAGAGTCTTTCTGATCTCTTAGATAATTACCTCTTACATAACATTCTATTGGGGGTATATTAGCATTTAAATACATATTTTTAATCCATTATTAGTGATAGTATTTTTTTCTCACCCATATAAACTTCTACATTAGCCTTAGATTGTATACATTTGTATACAACTCTATCTTTAGAACTCTTATCTTTCATAGCATATCTTTTTGCCTTGAGGCATTTAGATAAACTCTCGTGATAACGATGTTCTATAATTTTATGATCTTGTAAAAGCAAAAGTGCGAAAACCATTTCTATCATTAGTGTGCTCCATTTCCATTTCTAATTAATTTTTCTACATCTTGTTGTAGTTTTGAAACTTGTTCTTTTAAGAAATCAATATTAACTTTATTATTTCTCATATTCTTTAGTTCTTCTTCCATACCCTCGATTAGTCCTGCCATATGTTCTACGAGCATAAATAATTCAGCTTCACCAGATGACTGACCTAATTCACCTCTTGGGTATTTAATCCTAAATTCTGTGTTTTGACTTAAATCTTTTTCAAATAATTCTAATTTTGTACTATGTTTATTTAATGTTTCAACAACACCAAAGTATGCCCATACTCCCACAGCCACTGCACCTATAATAGATATTAGGTTTTTCATTGGCATACTTATTGAAGTATTTTCACTTACTTTCATTTTCTTTTTCTTCCCATATAATAATCACCAGGTTCATAGTCCCATTTCTTACCATGGTGTCCTCTGATATCTGCATACCACATTCTCAGTTTTACAATCCATTTAAAAAATCTAGTTGGTCTAGTCATTGATTATGTATTCTCTTCCTCTATGTTTTCAAGGCAAACAAACTTAACATATATTTGATTTTCATTTACCTGTTCTGGTCCAGAGGTTTCTAAAAATTCTTTAGATTGTGTATAACCTGCAATCATACAATCATGCCAATTTTTATATTCTAAACCAGTATGCATTGGAGGCATACAAGTAGCTTGTATTGCAGAGCATAAAATAAGTATTAGAGATAACTTCACTTTTGCCAACTAAAAAGCCAAGCAACGAATTTACCCCAAAGATTTTTTATCTTTTCCGATATCTTCTTTATCATTCTTCTCCTCCAGTTTTTTTATTTTTTCAATTGCGTCTTCTAAATCTTTATTTGTGTGTTCTAATTTTTGTAAACATCTCTTGTTAGCTGCATCTTTAGATTTACCAGCATCCTGTAATTCAGCCACCTCTTGTCGAAGTATACGAATCTGTTCCTTGTATTCGTTTAGTAATTCAGAACTGTTCTCAGACATTATTTTTTTCCGTTACGGAATATCTGTGTGCCCTTTATACCAAAAATACTAGCCACGACAAGAATCCATAAATTTGTGAACCAGCTGGGAAGTGATTGGAAATACTCAAAAAATAGTTTTACTTTCTCCATAGCTGCGGGATCATCTGACATGACAGCCCACATTAACACAATTATGGGGGCAGAAATAATTACGAGAACAAATTCATCCTTGTAGTCGTTTTGTCTTGCCTCTAATAATTTACCCTGGTAAGCCTCCTCACCTCGGGCTTGTCTCTC